TACAAGCTTGTGAAGTTCCTCGGCAATTTCTTCTGACTTGTCACCAAACATTTCAGCGTCTTTATCGAATAAGGCGTGAGCCTTGGCAAGATAGTCAAGGAACATCTGGGGAGGTGTTCGTGGCTCAGACTTTTCAGCCTTAGGCTTTAACAACTTGCGAAGATCTTTCAACTTACTTGTGATCTCTCGGACAAGCTCATTGCGTGGCTCGTTGTTTTTTGGATCTTCATTGTAAAGGTCAAGCTTGCCAAGACCTGTAGCAATGACAACTTTCATGCCGTCATAGTACTCTTGCGAAGAAGTACACTCTGGATTTTTTGGAGAAAGGAAATCTGTCCAGACCTTCTTCTCTTCACGCAATACTTGTATTAACTTCTTGTTACCCTTTACCCAACCCTGTACTGCTTGATTTACCTTTGTTTCAATCACTGTTTCTGTAGTCATAATATATATCCTTATATTGTGTTAGGGAATTCCCTAACGGGTTAATATTAACCAAGAGGTTTTTCGCTCTTGATGTAACCATTATAGCAAATATCACAACTATTTCTATGGATACGTGGGGAGAAAATACGAAACATGGCTATTTGCGACCATACCATACCCCCTACACCCCTTTATCAAAAGATGTCACTATCGCGCATATATTACTATTTTACACAAATAAATCACATTTCTCTGAGTTCGACCCCCACCCCCTCCATATATAGGAACACCCCCCTTTGGAGTCCCAAACATCTTGCGTAAAAAATTTTTTGTAGTATATAATCGAACCAAATGACTATTATCGTAGAACCAGAGTTGAATGTACCTGTGAAAACAGGCGAACCTTCGGCTGATCTAAAGACACGTGTAGAGGCAGCCGCGAATACAGCAAAGGAGTTGGGGGAACATGGTATCGACCTTGAGCCAACCAAAGAAGACAAAGACACAGCCGCAAGACTATCCGTTGCTTACGCTGATGATCCTGAAGATGTGTCGAAAAAAGTCACCGAAAAGAAAATGTCCACGCTAACACCCGCCTCTCTTGTCCTGACAGACAGTATTTTGAAGCAGTTTGGGCGTTCTGTGGTCGAAAGTGCAGTACAAATACGGCATTTGGTGACAAATAAGCTTATAGAAGAGACCGAAAACCCTGATCCGAGGGTCAGAATACGTGCTTTGGAGCTTTTAGGTAAGATTTCGGACGTAGGGTTGTTCGCTGAGAAGTCCGAAGTGACCATAACACACCAATCTACAGACGATTTACGCGAAAGATTGCGTTCAAAGCTCACAAAATTGGTAAATCCAGTCGAAGATGCAGCTGTAATTGATGGTAAACCCATAGATGTGGACGAGGAACTAGGTTTAGACGAGGAAAAAGGTGAATAAACACGCTCTTGACTTCTCTGAGGACGAAATTCAGGTCATGTTAGACAATTTAGACCAATATACACCTGAAGAAGTGGCTGAAATAGACAGAATGGTCGATGAATTAGCCACACGACAGCATAATCAGGCAGCATATGACGATTTGATAGCATTTTGTAAGCACATGCAGCCCGATTACATAGTGGGGAAACATCATAGGATGCTTGCAACCATGCTTATGGACATAGAGCAGGGTCAGAAGGACAGAATCTGTGTAAATATTCCTCCCAGACACGGAAAGTCCCAGCTTGTTTCTATAATGTTCCCCGCTTGGTTTCTTGGACGCAACCCGAACAAGAAAGTTATGATGGTATCGCACACCACAGACTTAGCGGTGGACTTTGGACGTAAAGTACGTAACTTAATTGCAACAGAATCCTATCAGGAGATATTTCCAACAGTGGCTCTGGCTGTGGATTCTAAGTCGGCAGGGCGTTGGAACACAAATTCAGGAGGTGAATATTATGCGTGTGGTATTGGTTCTTCTATTGCTGGGCGTGGTGCTGACCTCTTGCTCGTTGATGATCCCCATTCCGAGCAGGATGTTATAAACGGGAACTTTGAAGTCTTTGAGAAAGCGTACGACTGGTTCACATTCGGTGCGCGAACACGTCTAATGCCTGGAGGTAGGGTAGCTATCATACAGACACGATGGCATATGGACGACCTGACAGGGCGTGTGACCAAGGATATGGCAAACAACGAGAAGTCTGACCAGTACGAGGTCGTGGAGTTCCCAGCCATAATGGACGTGGAGAACAAGAAGACCAAAGAGATTATGCAGAAACCACTCTGGCCTGAGTTCTTTGACATGGAAGCCTTGCTCAGAACGAAAGCATCTATGCCTGTGTTTCAGTGGAACGCACAGTATCAGCAGGAACCGACAGCAGAAGAAGCCGCTATCGTTAAGCGTGAGTGGTGGCAGATGTGGAAGAAAGAAGATCCACCGATATGTGAATATATTATCATGTCTTTGGACGCAGCCGCAGAGACACACAACCGTGCGGACTACACAGGTCTGACGACGTGGGGTGTGTTTTTGAATGAAGAGGTGGACAACTATAATATTATATTGTTAAATAGCATAAAACGACGGTTGGAGTTTCCCGAACTCAAAGAGTTGGCTATGAACGAATATAGAGAATGGGAGCCTGACTCGTTCATCGTGGAGAAAAAGAGTGCAGGAACTGCGCTGTACCAAGAAATGAGGAGAATGGGTATACCTATACAGGAATATACACCACACAGGGGATCTGGTGACAAGCTAGCTAGACTTAACTCCGTGACTGACATTGTGTCATCAGGTCTGTGTTGGGTTCCCGAAACACGATGGGCAGAG